GTAGTTGCAGCCGTACCTAACCCAAGCGAAGTCCTGACGGTAGCACCTGACTCAGCTACCCACGCAGAGCCGTTACCAACGATAAAGTTACCGTCTGTATTAGCTAGGTCGGCTATAGCAGTCAGGTCTGCGTCGGATGCTTGCTTAGCGTCTAACTGTGTCTGGACAGCAGAGGTAACACCGTCCATGTAATTCAACTCAGTACCTGTTGCTGTGACAGAAACACCAGCCAGGTCAACTGCGTCGATGTAGGCAATGCCGTCTACGTACAGGTCTTTCCACTCGTTAGTAACGGAGCCCAAGTCGTAGGTGTTATCTGTCTTAGGGTGAAAACTAGTCCCAGAACTTACGTACTCCTGAACAGGACCTACTACCGTAATGACCCCACCTTCAGCTGTTGTACCGTCGTGGGAGTGACCGGTAGCCGAGGCGAAGGCGTCTACAATAGCATCAAATTCACCGTCTAAGTCAGCTGCATCAATAACGTTCCCGTTAGCGATGTTGTTAGCACCATCATTACGTACGTAACCTTGTCCCATGTGTTATTTCCTATCGTTGTTTGCGTATTCAAGAAGAACGGTGTCGATCACAAAAGGTGGGGTACCAGACGTTGCGAACTCGTACTGAAGTGACACTGTAAAGAAAGAACCAGTTGTCTGTGTCTCAATGACTGTCTCAGGGTCACCACCATAGGCAGATACACCAAAGATAGCTGAACCAAGGATAGAGAAGCTACCACCACCTGATAAGGGTTGGATAACTTCAGGTCTCTGGAAGTCATACTTAAATGTAAGAGTACCTGTCACGTCACCTTCAGGGTCGTAGTAGGTTGTAGCCTTATACAAAGTCTTACGTAACCGTGGATCATTGATAGCCATAAAGGGCGTGTAGTACAGAGCTGAGATAGTTGTACCATCAAAGTCATTACCTGAGTCCAAAGAGTATACGTAGCCCGTCTCACCAGCAAACTGAGTGACCTCTGTAGATCCTGTGATAACAGAAGTAGCACGATATGCTTTAATACCTGTTGTTTTACCCCAGCTAAAGCCAGCAGCCTCCTGATCGGTAAACTGTGTACCTATAAAGCCGTCAGTAGCCGAGGCTAAAGCACCAGCGGTGTACCCCATAATGCGGTATTGAGACTTACCACGTATAACGAGTGATGTTAGGTTAGAGAAACCAGTAACAAAGTCAGTCATTTCATCCTGGATTTGACGAGAGGCTAGACTAAGGCTGAAGTCACCGATACGGGCTGTAGCACCTAGGAGTCGCAGACCGTCAGGCCCCATGAACATGATATCACCACCTACTTCTTGGATAGTGTCTGGCTCACTGCACCCTAGGTCATCAGAGATGTCGGATAGGGCAAAGTCAGCAGCTGTGTTACCTGAGACTTGGTGGATAGACGACTGTGTAAAGACAATCAGCTTCTCACGAAAGACAATAAGACCAGTGATGTTAAAAGGTAGGCGAATGATGCCTGAACCGTCACCAGGTTTAAAATCGTTCTGTGCAAATGGAGCACTAAATACTAGGTTACTGCCTTTACCAAAGAACATATGGCTCATGAAGGGTCTAACAACGGATGAGCCTAGGACGTCTGTAGATCCATCCAAAACAGTAAGACCTTCTGAACTACTCCAAGAGATAGGGTAGTTCGTCCCATCCACCATAGCTACACGTTCTATACCATCAAAGTTAAAGCTGGCAAACCTACACTTAAAACCAATCGACATATCAACGCTTAGGAAGGTTATAGCGGCGTTGTTAGCAGGGCTGGAGTCCAAGGTCGGGTAGATACCTAGGGTACCCCCACCAGACGTGATAGTAGGCACTGAGAGGACCGTATAGACCTTCTCAACACCATCTATGGAAAAGGTGTCCCCCACATGTGGTACGTAGGTGTCACTAGCTACACCGTCTACAACTAAGTTAGTACCAGTCTGGGACCCCCCGTCAACCAGAACTGTACCGTAGTTTGGTGCAGACTCGTTAGTCCAAGTACCACCTGTACCTGACCACAGTACCGAATCACGACAAGTTAGTGTAGTGCCAGTCAAGGAAGCAGAGTCGTATACGTGACGCAGACCTTCGATATTAGACGTACGGTTCGTAAAGGTAAGAGCAGCCTTGTCAGCAGGGCTGGAGTCTAGGGAGGTTGTCAGAGTTAACGTAGCTTCTTTATTAGTAGAGCTATATGATACACCAGACGTAGCTATCGTGTAAGTACCTGTGACACCTGCAATAGTAAATGTATCAGTATCACTAGGCTTAACGAATAGATTAGATACTACAAGTGTAGTACCAGTTTGACCACTACCCTGTGCTACAGCTTCACCGTAGACTGGGACAAAGGAAGACGAGTACTTGCTAAACCCGTTGATACGACGATAACCACCTTTAACAGACGGTTCGAAGTTAGTGAGAATACGAGCAGAGCCAGGAGCCTTAATACCTTGTTGGAGTCTAGACACGTTACTGACTAAACCCCCTTTAAGCTCTACTGGTACGCTTTCCCAACCGGTAGACATCAGGAGATCCTATCATTCAAATGACCACGGCCTACCCCGATTAGACGTGTATCACGTACGTACTCATACCTATTGATGTAGATGGAACGCATGTTCTTAAGACCCTCTTGGAACTTATCCAGTGACATCCGAGCTGACTCGTTATCGTTACGGAAGATCTGAACGTAGTACATAGCACCGTCTACGATAACGTGTCGGAAAGCCTCAGGTACGTCTGGTACGTCTGAGAACAATATGAGGTCGACAGGTAATGTATATGTCTCATAGATAAGAGTGTAGTCTTTGTCAGGGGCAGGGTACACGATATACTGATTACCTGGGGCCCGTACGATAAAACGAGGTAAGGCACGGATACCAGTGTCGGTTGTATTGTACTCATCGTCTACGTGCTTAGACAAGTACTCTTCGTAGTCCATCAACCGTAGACGTATAGTCTCGTTACCGAGTGTGCTGTCACGTTTGATACGGAACGTATTGAAGTCCAATGTCTTAGCGTTAGACGGGTAGTCATAACGCAGGTCACCAGCTGTGAGGATGTCTTCCTGCTCTAAGTAGTTGAAGGGCCACTGAAAGGCCTCCTGATTAACTAGCCTGATAGAAGAATTGATAGCGTCCTTAGCTGTGTTGTAGTAACCGGTAGATGTTGGGAAGTTCCCAGAATCTAGCTCAGTCTCGTTGACGCGGCGGCTAAGATCGTTGACTAGGTTTAAGTAGTTGTAGGCCATGTTTACCGCTCCTTAATTGGAAGTTGAATAACGCGTTCAGCTACGAGCACGGTATTGTATGTGATAGAGCAGGTTATACGGTAAGTCTGGTTAGCTGTTCCATTAGTCCAGCGAGCAGTGGCTACCGTGTTTGTGCTACTTTGGGCACCGAGGGTTAGTCCATCTACTGTCTGAGTGGCTGAGATAGCTGTCTTAGCGCCGTCTGAGTCACGAACGAACCAGGCAACTGAGTCGATAGTGTATGGACCTAGGAAGCGAGACCAATCAATTGTGTAGTCTTGTACTTCGTCTGGGTCCTTAAAGGGCCATTTCATTATGCTGCGATCCTTGTATTAGGTATTAGTATATTCCTATTCTCAACAGGCACTATAACCCTATTAGAATAGTCCTCAACACCTACAAATACGTTATTATTAGCTTCTGATACGTAAACGGTATAGTATGTATCCTGCTCGAAAGGAGCCCACTCCACTGCCTGTACGATGGTTACCTCAGAGGTAGTTTCAGTGCTTACACTCGTTAGGTTGTGTAGTTGGGTTACTACAGGAACTGACACCTCTGTAGTAGTCTCGTGGGACACCGCTGTTACAATATGAAGCTGCGTTACAGTATTGGATGTGACCTCAAATGTGGCCTCAATTGATACTGCAGTTATGCTTTCAACCTGTGTTATAACAGGTGCAGTCACTTCAGTCGCAGCCTCAAGGCTAACAGCTACAAAGACGAAGGTGTACCCTATGTCAGGTACTGTCACTTCAGTGGTAGTCTCGACACTTACACTGTTTAAGTTTTCAAGTTGCGCTATACTAGGTATAGTCAGTGTTGTTGCCGAACTTACGTCTGTAGCGTCTAGTATGTTTAGTTCATCTACGTTTGGAGCTGTTACTTCAGTAGAGGACGTAGCACCTACAGATAAGAAGTTATGAACCTGTGTTACTGAAGGAGCAGTAACCTCAGAGGTAGTCTCCACAGGTGTAGCCACAAAGACAAAGGTGTACCCGATGTCAGGTACTGTTACTTCAGAAGTAGACTCAACAGAAGTAGCTGAGAGTATGTTGGCTATTAGTGCAGGGGTGCTGACCTCAGACTCAGAACGGACATGTCCTCCGTACTGCTCAGCCCCGAAGACCGAAGTTCCGTATACGGCATACCCGCTAGCTCTGAGTGAATGGTCAGCCATACCCCTGCGCCCTTACTTAAGCGTCACGGATAGTGATTGACACAGCATCCAATGAGAAGGTGTTACCTGAGGTGACAGCCTGTGAGGCTGAGAGAGCACCAGTGGCGTACAGTACAGAGGCACCGTCAGTAAGTGCCCAGAAGGCAGCAGTACCCGTACCAGTGACTGAACCAGCTGCGATAGCTGGTACGATAACGCGACGACCATCGACAGCACCCGCTTCAGGGGCACCAGTGTTTACAGTATCGTTACCGAGTGTGAATGTGGAGGTAGCTTCGGTGTAAGTAGTGGCCTCAGTGGATGTGATGTCCAGGCGAGTACCGTTTACGTCGACTACAGTTAGACCGTTATCGAAAACGGTATCAGCTATGAAAGCCATGCTATATTCCTTAAGCGTTAAAAAGGGGAAGGAGCCCCTCCGAAGAGGGACCCCTAGTTAGTATTAAGCGAGTGTGTCGCGGTCTACTTCGTTAGCAGCCTTAGTATTAGCATTGCAGTCCACAACAATAGCCCAGATACGAGCAGTAGCAGCAACAAGACCAACACCAACAACTGCCAGTACAGCGTCAATGGTATCGTCAGCAGATACGAAGCTAGGAACTACGCCACCGAGAATGGTGCCAGCAGCCTGAGCTTGCATATCAACAGCAGCCAAGTTATCAGTTACGCCATCGCCGACAGCGACAGTAGCAGAAGTACCAGCAGAACCAGCTGCAGTTACGAACTCGATACCAGAGGAGATAACCATAGTGTTAGCTGGAATAGCTGGACCTACAGTTGTACCACTGACGATACCGAGGGTTACAGTCTTTTCGACCATGTAGGCCTTAGACTTGAGGGAAGTTGAGAGAGCCATTTAAGAATCCTTTCAAGATGTATGACTAAGTAGAAGTGGGTACCCCAGTTAAGCCGGAGTACCCTTTCTAGTTTAGGCCAAGTTGTACTTAGCAGTTACCAGAGCTTCAGGACGCAGGATCTTACGACCATACAGGTGCATACCACGAACGATGTCAGCAAAGCTGTCTGGGTCACGGTATGTTTCAGTCTTGTTGATCTGCTCAGCAGTTGCTACAGCAGAGTCATGACCACCAACGATAACACCATAGTCAGTGTTCTGATCGCCAGTACCAGTAGCAGCAGCGCCACCACCGACCGAAGGCAGGTTGTTAGAAACGTATACGCGGAAGCCATTCCACTTGCTCATAACCAGACCGTTACGCAGAGCACCAGCATCGCCAAAGTCAGCGTTCAGGAAGCGGGAGTCTTCGTCCATCAGAACTTCGAGCATGACTGGATCAATAACAATCCAACGGCCATCCTTGTCTACGTTCTGTTGGTCAAGCAAACGACCCATACGGTTGATCAGCATAACTGGTGAAACGTATAGAGTTGGAAGTGCAGTAGCACCAGGCAAACGAGCAGCAACTGGAATAGAGTTGTCGCCACCAGCAGTGATGTTACCAAACGAACCTTTGATGAGCTTCATGGAAGACAGCAATTCGTCTGTACCAGCAGTAGAAACAGCAACAGTACCGTTTACTTGATCGTTCACTGTGTCACCAGCTGCGTGCAGAGCAGACTGCTTGTAACCAGAGAGGTAACCCAGAA